CTGCTCGCTTGACAGGTTCTTAAACTCTTTTGCAGTCAGACCAACCTTGGGTGCAATATTTTCAAAAAAGTCGGCCAATGGACCAGCGCCAGTTTGAAAAAAGTCACCAAACTTATCATTTACATCTTTAAGTATGTCGGCCAGCTTTTCTTCTTGAACCCCAAATTTTCTTGCGGCAAAAGTCATCTCTTGGAACCTTTCCGCACTGAGACCCGCGACCCTTGAAAGGTTATCAATACGGACAGCGGCATCCGTTGCGTCTTTTATCATTCTAGCAAAACCGCTTGCCACAACGCCAGCAGACAAGGCAACGCCAAACTTTGAAGCAACCCCAGACAGCGCGTCAAAAGACTTTCCAGTTTTGCTTAATTGTTTTTGAGATTGCTGCGCAAAACGCTCAACGCGCTTTTGGCTGCGGTCCATCGCTTTTGTGAACTCTTTGTCACGGGCCGCAAGAATGATGTTTAATTGTTCTGCATTAATTGCCATCGACTCGCCTCACCAGCTCTTTGTAGTCACCCGAGGTCATAGCTTCTGCGCCAGCCTCTTTAGGTGAATGTGCATCAGACCAACCCTTAAATGCAACCCATGTATCTTTCGGGATCATATCACGAATTTCTTCTGGATGTAAGCCAGCGATGATCCCGTTGCCGATCATGGACCTGACGTTTAGTCGGCTATGTCTCCGACCTCCGTCTTTTTTTTTAATTCTTTTTCTTCACCGACGTCAGGCATAAACGCAACACCGAGAAGTGCTTGAGCGATTTGATAAAGCCTCAGCAGGTCTTCTGGCGTGCAGTCATTAATAACCGCATCGGCCTGCGCGTCTTTCATACCACCGCCGACCAGACCCAAGGCCACAAGGTCGCGCACCTCTTTGCTCGTCGGCTTAGTGCCTCGGCTAAAAAAGCCATCCCAAAGGTCAAATATACCGCGATATTTATCTTCAAACCGTTCAATCTCACGATTACGGAGTTTAAAAGAATAAGTGGCATCGCCGATAGTTTCGACGATACCACCTCGCTGTGCTTCAGCAGTTATAGCCATTATGCTGCTGTGAACGTCACTACGCCATTGCTTTCAAGAGAGATGGAGTAAGTAACGCCACCCTCAGTCTCGCCGCCAAATTCCAAAGAAGAAATGCGGAAAGCGCCAGCATATGTACCAAAGTCAGGAACAACGACTTGCATGTTTACTGCATTGTCAGCCGACATTGCCACAGTGTTCATGCGTGCTTCTGCTGTACTGTCTTCAAAAAAGCCATCGCCCGAGACGCTTAGGTTTTTAAGGCCAGCAAGAGTTGCAGTCCACAAAGCGCCTTCTGGCGTTGTGCAATCTGGAGTTGTCACATCAATAGAAGAGTTATTGATTGTAAGTGATTTAGAATTCAATCCGCAAAGGTTTGCGAATGTTTCCGATGCTTCGCCATCGCCGATTTTGACCAGCAAGGCGCGTCCGAGTTGTTTAGCCATAACTGGCCTCCATTGTTGTGCGCTTGCCCAGAGCGCCGGAGTTTAGGCGGTGTCAAGCATAGCTTGAAGCGAAATGACAGCCGTAAAGCCACGGCCCTCACTATCTCTTGTAACCGATATAGCCTCAAATATCAATTCGACTAAGGTGTAGCCTGCAATCGAAACAGATGCTTCCTGGCGGTGCAGAGCGGCCTGAACCGCCTCCGCTATCTGTGTGACCTCAACTCGGCCAGAGGCGCTGCGAGAATGAGCCTCCAAGCTGATGTCAACCAAGGCACCTTGAGCGGTGTCAGTGTCAAAAGCATTTGGTTGAATTGTGTTAAAGCGCAAGTATGGAAAAACAACATCCTGTGGAGGCTCGTCATAAATGCGAGTTGAAACCAAGGAAGTGACCCCAGAGTTTGCCTTCAATGCTGCTAAAACGCCAACCTGGGTTGCGAGTGCGTAACCATCAGCCATTCATCGCATCCTTGATAGCTTTGTTTAGGTTTCTCGCAACAGTTCTTTTGTGGCGATCACCAACCATTTTTTTAACCTCTTTTCGGAACTCATAACCAAATGTCATGTTTCCGTAGCCATAGTTGATGGAGCTTGCCGCGAGACCCTCACTAAACTCACCATCATAAAAGTTAATAAAGCCAAATATTTCGCCTGACTTTGTTATGACATTTCCATTTATTCCCTTTTTCAAATCACCGCTGGCGACAGGAACAATTGAGCGAGCCTTTCTGACGCCATAATTAACTGATCTCTGAATAGAGTTTTCCAAAGCCTTGTGAGCTTCTTGCGGCAAATCTTTCATTTGCTTCATCAGTTTCTTATGGCCAGTAATCTTCACGCCGCAACACCCTTCTCAAGAATAAACTCCATCAAGGTATCTTTAGCGTCAACCTGCATAACATCCTTGATCGCCCAAGTTATGCCGCGTGCAACAACGCGGTCAGCAGAGGTGATAGTAGAGGTTGTGCTGTCTGATCGAACTCGCATTGTTGCCAAGGCTACATCGCTTAGAACACCGCCGTTGATGCGCTCACGGCCTTTCTGCTCTCGCAGATCAGCCGATCTAGTAGCCAGATCACTCCACCCACTATAAACATTGCCATATTCGTCAGAAGCACCCTCGGTGAGCCTTTGAAACACGGCGCGCTCACGCATTAGGCCAGCCTTAACCATACCAACAATTCCTGTGCAAATTAAGCATTTCCTCATATCCAAATGGAATATTAGAAAGCTCGTCAACGCCAGTTTGCTCGCGGTTGTCATACCAGTGGCCGATAAGAAGCATCAGAGCGTGCCGGATCGTCTGCGGGACATTAGTGATTTCGTCACCGTATCCAATCTCATATTCAATCTTAATAGCATCTGACCGCTGCTGTGAGACAGGCCATGCAAAGCTATCTTTTGGACTTATAACTGTAGCAAAGTCAGTGCCAAAAACTTGATAATTGTTGATGTCATCAGTCTGAAGAACGCCATCAGTGTCATAATATTTGACCGCAGTCACATTTTGAACCGGGCCAAGTATTAAAGAAACATTCTGAGGCGGATTTGCGTTTATCCATTGCGCCCATTTTTGAGTAATCATGGCCTGGCCGAGTGCGCCGCGCACGTCCGTATATGCAACGGCGACATCAATCAGCCGCGTCAATATCGTATCATCGTCATCATGCTCAACTCGCAGTTGCGCCTTTACCTCCTCAATAGTGATCGGAGTTATCAAGGGAGCGTCCACTATCTCAAGTGAATGATGACACGAAAGCGGCTTAACCATGACTTATTCCTCAGAAACTGCCTTGCGGAGTTTGATCTTTTTTGTGGCGCGCTCAACCTTTGCTGGCGTCACAGAAATAGCCTCAGCTATACCCGCTTCAATGAAACGGTTTGCTTCTGCTTCATTACAATCAATCTCATCACCAGCATTGTGGCTAAAGTTGATCCCGGCCATGCCAGTCAATAAACGAACTTTCATAGAAATTCCCCTTCTGTGAATAAGCGGGGACCGAAGCCCCCGCCTACTTTATTTATGCACATTTGAGGTGCTTGATTGCGGCTGTGTTGGACAGTACGCCGTCGAAACGGATGTATCCCAAAATGCCGTAATCTGGTGCGAAACGCTCACGAGCAACGTAGATCGAAGGAGCGCCAACTTTGCGGACGTAGAACTTGGACATATCGCCAAACAACATAACCTTTTTGCCTGTGGCAAGGCTATCCATTGCTTGGTTTACAACTACGTTGTAGCCCAGCAAGTTCTGTGGAACGCCAGCTTGATAGTTGCCCATCTGCCATAGGTAGTTGCCGTTGCCGTCTTTCAGCTTGCGAACCGCAGCAAGTGTACTGTCGTTCATCATAATTGCTGTGGAAGGCGAGTTGCGATAAGCTGGATCAACAGAGTGTACGAGATCAATGATCTCATCTGCTGTCACGGCTGCGACTGCGGCTGCTGTTTTACCAAGGGCTGAGTTAGTCACGATGCCTTCAACGTCAGAAGAACCAGAGCCAGTTGTCAGCTTGCTGTTAGCGATGCGACCAAGACGCTCACCAATCAATTCGCCCAACAGGCTTTCCATGTTCAAGATGCTGTCAGCGTTCAACTCGGCAGACCAACGAATCCACTCGGAATCGAAAGCAAATGCGCCAACGGATTTTTGACCGAAGGTTGCATCTTTGCCGCCATCGTCTGTTGGCTGAGTGCCTTCAGTGTGCGCAACGGCAGTAACGGCTGTATCGTCAACGGTTGGGATGTTGAACTGACGGCCATCAGCAGAGTTGATAACTGTGAACAATGTGCTGTCGTACATTGGGCCAGTTGCAATCATTGCTTTTTCAATGAATGTAGCCAACTCAGTTGGGACAGTGTAACCACCAGCAGAGTCAGTGGAACCAACTTGCGCGCGGTTTTCACGCAACACGTTGCGAACTTCTGTGTCAACAAAAGCATCACCACCAGCAGCAATCATTTCAGCGAATGCTGCGCGGTAGTCCATTTTGAAGCCTTCGTCTACGGCTGGCGCAGAACGATCTTCGAATGTTGGGCGGCGATCAAGATCAACGCTGTCACCAGCGCGCAACGCAGCTTCAACTTTTTGCAGGCGCTCAACTTTTGCAGCCAGCTTATCGTGATCGGCCATCATGGCGTCAAATTCACGCTCCACTTCAGAAGCGCGAGCCTCTGGAGTTTCGTCGGTCACTTCGTTCAATTTGGAACGGGCCTCGGTGGCAATGTTTGCCATTTGCTCCCGCAGTGTTTTAAGATCAGCCATTTTGGCCTCCTTCTAAAATGCCTTGCCCAAGGGCGGGGGAAATAAACGGGCAAACAGCGGGAACCGCCGTTATCTCGTTAAAACTTAGCCTTCATGCGAAGTCGTCTCGCAGATTGGTTTTTTGTTTCGTTCGCACGATGCGTCTCAAGTGAGCGAAGACCAATCTCTGTGCCATCATAGGCTGGAGTTGTGACAATAGCGACATCGTGCAATTGCAAGTCTTGGATCATTCGTTTTGGAATATCGCCACTGTCATCCCACTCCTGACGGGTGGGAATGAATGCGAAAGACATCTTATCAAGGTCGCCGCGCTTCATTTTTGGAACAATGCTGCGAACATCTGGATCAGAACCATCAAGCTCTGTTTCCATAAATAATCCGCGCTCATCTTCAATCAATCTCAAAGTGCCGGAGCGGGTGCGAGCTAAAGGCAAACCATCGTGATTGATTAGGAAAACAACGTCATCTTGGCGCTCAAGGGCGCTTGAAAATGCGCCCTTTTCAATCACCTCGGTAAACATGCCGCCGATGTTTGTCTCTTCGCCGAATACCGCAGCATAACCCGAAACACGGATCGCATCGCCTTCATCTTCACGAACCTCAAGAGGTTGCGCAATTGCTCGAATTTCACGTTCAGCCATCGCGGCCTCCATATGTTTTGACAAATATAACACAGAAGCGCCACCCGCGTCCACACGGCTTCTATCTGCGTCTTCTTGCTCCAAAATCCTGTTCGCCCAAGAGCGGCCAGCATCACCGCCCCAGAGCGCCCAAGCGATACGACCGTTGCTTGGGTATCCATCCTCACCTGGCCTGAAGCCTTCAGCTTCCTTGTCAACCTCATGTCTGGCGAAGTAACTAGACATTCTGCGAACTGTGCTAATGCTTAAATTCTCTTTATTTGATATGTCCCTAGCGCGAGCTATGCCAACTTCAGTTCCGCCACGACCATACTCTCTTCGCCAATCAAGACCGCGTTGTGCCTCATCTGCCATTGCATCATTAGGTATCGGCATCAAAGCCTCCGCCTTGGCCGGAAATAGGCACTGTTGCACCTTGGATCATTAAGTCATCGCCACCCTCAAGCGGCTCCATGTTTTCAATCGTGCGAACTTCATTTGGAGTGCGGATTGCGTTCTGGATAGTGGTCGCGTGAGCCTCCATGCGGGTCTTGAAGTCACCGCGCAGCAAGCCATCAACATTAAACTCAATGTATTGCTTTGAACCGCGAGGGAACAATTTGAGGTTCATTTCCTGCTCAACCTGCTCAATCCAACGCTTCAACGTGTGCTTTACAAAGTGCAAATCTTGCTGCTCAGTGTTGCTGAATGTGCCATGCGTCAGGTCTTGCAGGAACACAGGCGGCAAGCTGTAAATGCGCGCAATCTGCTCAATGCTAAACCGCTGCAACTCAATTAACTGCATCTGCTCTGGGTTAAAGCCGATCTGCTTCATCTCGTGACCCATTGGAAGCGCCATTACCGGACGGCCCTCGCGAGCCAGCTTTGCAGTGGTCTTGGCAACGTCATCAGACGCACGAGCAGCAGCCGCGCCGCTTTGGAACGGACCCTGCAACACCACTGGCGGGATGCCACCAGATTGAAACGCCTTTGCACCATAACGACTTGCAGCGATGGCCATGCCAATTGCGTCACGGTTGGTTGCAATAGGCCCACGCACATCCAAGCCATTGGACTTGAGCATAAACGGAACATCTAAAACTTCGCTGGCGGAATAGGTCTGACCATTGTGCAGGTAAACGCGAACCTGACGGCGACCCTCGGTGCGATGCTCAACGCGAGTATATTTCGGGTCAAGCGGCCACAAGTTTTTGACAGCGCCATTGCCAGACCGCTCAATGTAAGTAACGCAACGTCCACCAGTGAATACTTGGTCGAACATATATTTGCGCCACTCAAATGATGACATATTTTCATTTACCGCATCGTGCAAAATACCCTCAAGCGGTCCAGAAACTTTCTTGCGTCCGTTGGCGGTTTTTCGGTAAACGTGCAGCGGCAATCCAGCCAACGTACCACTCAGGAAATTTACAGCGGCCCAAACGGCAGGAACACCTAAAGCGGTGTCAGTATTAACCGTAACGCCAGCAGATGCCGACATTTCACCCCAACCCATAACTTGCAGAAAATCCTCTGCCGATACAGGTGAGCTTGGGTTTTCTAAGTTGCGACTTTCCGGTTTGCGAAAGCGGTCAAATAAAGCCATCTACGAGCGTCCTCGATGTTTGTTGCAAATTAACACATTAAACCGCAATCGTAAAGGCAGGGTCATCCCAAGGAGACGAAGACATAACCTGCTCGTCATGGGATGAAGCTCCCAAGGCCATAGCCAGTGCCACTAAGCCATCAATTTTGCTGACACTTTTACTTTTATTTAGCTTCCTATTGCCTGCCGGATCACGCTCCGCAACAGCTCCAGCAGCGCACATATTCAAAATAGGATTGCCACCGTGATGCAATTTTCTTTCAGCAACTAATCTCTCCAGCTTATCAACCGCAGGAGCCATGTCTTTAAACCCCTGGCCAAACGCAGTCATAGGAACTTGCGCACCGATTGCATCCAGCTCGCGTTGGAAATCATTTATGCGCCAGCGGTCATAAGCCAGAAGCGATATATCGTAACGCTCGGAAGCCTCGGCAACAGCTCTTGCAACCATTGCTGGGATAATTACCGGGCCATCAATCAAGGTCAGGAATCCTTGGTCTGCCCACAAGTCATACGGAACTTTATCATTTTTTGATTTCTCACGAATACCATCAGAAGGCAAAAAGAATTGCGGAACAATGTGATATCCGTCATCAATTGGGAAGGCCATTACAAAAGCAGTCAAATCTCGGCTGGCCGACAAATCAAGACCAGCATAACAGCTCATACCAGGCTCAACCTCTGGCTCTGAGTTGTTGGCCTCCCATTCTGCTCTGGAAAGAAACGGCGATGTCGCCTCAATACGCTGATTTAAAAATAACCAACGGAAGCTGTTTTCCTTTGCTGGCAGGCGAGCCGCCTGTTTTGCAAAGTCTTGAATATCTTTTAAACTGCGGAACTCGCCCAGCGCCGGGTTGGCCGCCTTCCAAGCCGCTTTGTCCATGACCTCGCAGTCTTCCGGCGCGGTGTATAGGTGGCAGACGATCCGCTTGTCTTTGGCGTTCTTGGCATCATCAAGCCAAATGCTAAAAAGATCGCCGTCAGTCGCAGCCTGCGTGCTGATCGCAATTAGCAAAGGATCATCGTGAGCGCCCTGCGCTGTCTCGATGGCCTCAATGAAACTATCAGTCGGACCTCTAACTTGACCGACCTCATCCAAGATCGCCAAAACAGGCGACAAACCGTGAGCGGTTCCAGCCTCCGCGCTGATTGCCTTATATTCAACATTCATCGGCAACCCGACCAATGATTTTTGGCTGGGGACAATCTTGATAATCTGAGACAGGCGGGGTGAAAGACGAACCATCTTTTCAGCCAACTTGAAAACAAGAGCGGCCTGATCCCGGCTTCGAGCGCCGCTAGTGATCTGGCTATTTTGCCTTGCCTCCGGGCCAACTATGTGCGCAAGCAGGATCGCCGCGATCAACGCAGATTTGCCGTTCTTTCGGCCAACGCTCAGATAGGCTCGGCTTGTGCCTTTCGGGTTGTCGTAAATGTCGAGAATAAATTTGCGCTGGAACTTCATTAGCTTGAGCGGCTTGCCAACCAGCTTGCCCTCCGGCACAGGACAGAAGGCTTCAATGAACTGGCAAACTTTTTCGCCGCGTGTGGTCATGCTGAAAGCTCTTCGTAGGTCTTTCCGCTTTCCGCATGGGTTGCTTTTTCTCCAGTGAACTCTTGCCAGCGTTTGATGATCACATCGCAATACTTGGGATCAAGCTCCATCACGAAAGAATTACGCCCAGTTTGCTCCGCACCAATAAGGGTTGATCCAGAACCACCAAAAAGATCTAAAACATTTGTAAGCCTTATATGATTGCCAAAAGCTCTAACAGATAATGCAACTGGCTTTTGAGTTGGGTGCTTATATGCTGTATCTTTTTTTACTTCCCACAAATCACTTTCGTTCTTGATCGCGTCATCTACGCTACCATTAAACAAACAAAATTCATGTTGGTGCCTATAACCACGTCCCAAGCCAAAAACATTTTTAGCCCAAACTATGCAAGCCTTATAAGGAAGCCTGCCCTGAAGCTCGCCATAGAATTTCCAGTTGCACCAAACATAAACAGCCTTTGCGTCCAGAGAAGCAATAACATTACAAGCCTCTCCAATAAAATCAGAAAATTGCGAATCCTCTAAGTCATCATTTTTAATTACATCGTGCTTTCCGCTTCTGCCATTAAAGGCCACGTTATATGGCGGGTCCGTGAAGATTATATCTACTTTCACACCACCCATCAGCTTTTCCACCGCATCAATGCTTGTGCTATCCCCGCACATCAACCGATGCCGCCCAAGCAACCACACATCGCCTTCGACCGTTACAGGAACCTCCGGCGCATCTGGCACGGCATCCTCGTCGGTCAAGCCCTCAGTGGCCTCATCTCCGCGCAACAAATCAACAAGCTCATCTTCGCTGAAGCCCATCAACTCGCCAAAGTCTCCAGCCAAATCCTCAAGCTCGACTCGCAATGCTTCCTCATCCCAGCCAGCGTTCAAAGCAAGTTTGTTGTCGGCAATAACCAGCGCGCGGCGCTTGCGGTCATCAAGGCCAGTCACAACAACGGCAGGAACCTGCGCCATCTTTGACTTTCTGGCAGCAAGCAACCTGCCATGACCAGCGATAATATTACTATCCTGGTCAATCAATATCGGATTGGTAAAACCAAACTCCCGAATTGACGCGGCAAGCTGCGCCACCTGTTCGTCACTGTGCGTCCTGCTGTTCAACGCATAAGGTATCAAGTCCTCAACCTGCACAATTTTGTTTTCGTAGAAATCCATCAGTTAGCCCTCGGCATTGCGATCAAATCATTGTCGCTAAAAGACTTCAAAGTGTTACTGGCGTCAATAGTGGTTCGCGCGGCGCCGTTCACAGTTCTCGGATCACTTGCCATCTGATTAAGGCTCATAGAACGGATCACCGCCATCTGCCTGCGCTCCAAAGTATCAACCACAGAGATTAGTGGGTTCGGAACCAATGTGCCACGCTTGTTTTGAATAAGAACACCCGACCGATCTAAGGTTTCTTGATGCTGGCGAATGTCTGCTTC